GCATTAGGAACATTGAAACAGAAGAAGTCGAATAGTTCACGTGCAAGACCTTTGTCACAATCTACGTACATAAACACTTCATCAACTTTCTTTAGAGTGATAATTTCCATTAGTAGTGTGGATATCCTTGTTGCCATAGTACCAATGACTGACGTGTTCCACGTGTGACAGGTAATACTTGGTGATGTAAGTATGATGGAAAAACAATCAAGGTACCCTTTGTCTTTGCACTGAACGGTGCTGTCATGATTGCTTCATCAACACGAATGGTTGGTTTATCCGAACGAAGTTTGTCGAATAGTTTCCAAGGTTCTAACCACTGGAAATGACCACCCTCATATTCATCAGGGTCGGTTAACTGGATGACTGCACTCAGTTTACGAATAGTTTGGTCTGGATTTGCATTTGGACCTGCATCAGTGTGCCACGTATAGAACCCTGCAACATCTTCTTGTTTTTCGGGTGCATGGTATGTGGTGTGTTGCATGTTCTCTGCAAACTCAATACCAAAGTTCATACCCATATCACATGCTTTCTGATAGATACCGTTCATTATCTTCTCAACCAACTCAGGATGCATTTCACTGATATGTTGTAGGTCACCCCATCTTACTTCAGATTTACGTATGTTGGTGTCGTATGACCCCCCTTCTTCCTCTTCTGGTGGTGCATCTGGGTCATCTTGATATTGATTTATTGAACCGACTCTTGCACCCTGTTCTGGTGCATACATTTTGAACCATAGGTTAAGTTCGTCAACTTCTTTCTCAGAAAGAAATGATTCAGTGATGGAAACGTACTGTGGGTATATCATAATATAATTCCTATTGTCCTGCCATGAACTTTCTCCACTCAATTGCATTCTTAATCGTTTGGTGTCTCCACTTAACGTTATCAATACAATCTTTGGTGAAGTTGACAGTTACTTCAAGTAGTGCAATCTTTGCATCCATTGCTTGGACATCTGGGTCTGCATCCAACCAAATCTTCTGGTCTTGTTTCATAACCTTGAGACCATCAAATGGGTCGTGTTCCCACCCAAGTGATTTGATACGGTTACCATCCATTTTTCCCTGATACCACAACCACTTATCTTTCATCAACATTGCTTTCTGCATGTTTGCTTGTTTAAGTTTAAGTAAGTGGTCTGTAAGGATGTCTTGGTATTTAGAGTGCAATTTAGCAGACTCCAATGAACTCTTATCGAGTTCCAAGTCGTCTATCTTACTATCTTGTTTCCATTGTTCTTTGATGTCATCTAAATTCATAATATATTGTGGTTGTCTAATCTATGTCGTAAAAGGTAAATCTAAATTGGACTGTACAAGTGACTGGTTCACCATCTGCACCTGATTCAAGTTCTAAACTACCAAGTGATGTGGGGAATGCATCCTTGAACCTAAAGTATTTATTAGGTAAGTTTTTGTTGGTATTCATAACTAATGTGATATCTGAGTATTGGTTGAGGTCGTTCTCAACTGCACTTAATCTACCATCATTGGTTTGAATAGTATCAACATATGCAGAATAGTCTGCAGGGTCTTTGATTGGTACAATTGCATTCATCCAATCGTAGATTTCTTTGAAGTTTTCTAAGTCTTCATCAACAAGAAATGTCACATCTAAAGTTTCGAACTCAACTTTATCGCCTGGGAAGAATGCATCCAGACCAATACCTGCAGCAGCAACTGTCTCGGTAAAAGACATGCCGGGAATGTTTACTGATTTCACGTAGTACTCTACTGTGGGTACTTTGTCTATCAGTAATCTAAAGTTGTTTTTGTTTAGAATTGACTTGTTGATTTCGGTCATATTAACCTCTTAGTGGTTGTACACTACTATTTATAAATTTCTTTTCCAACTCTTTAGCAGTCTCAACAACATCGTCTACTGTGATGACAATATTTGGATATTCAAGTGCTTCCTGTGCAAGTGCACATTCGTAGTTGTGTTGTTCCAATTTACGGTATAGATTGTTCTCTACGATAGATTGTGCAACTTTGAGTAATTCGATTTTCACGTCTGACATAATGTTCTCCTTTGTTCGTCCTTATATTTAGGACATAAAAAAGGGAGACCGAAGTCTCCCAATAACGTCTGTATAACTTATATTATAATAATTATAGTAAGTTAGAAACTACAAACTTACGGTAGTATTGGTTAGTACCTGCAGTTGCTAGACCATCAGCAGCAGTTGCACCAACGAATGGGTTAGAAACCATACCGTAACGAGTTTTGAAACCAATCTTAGGTTGGAAAGTATTCTCACCAACTGCACGAACCATTTGTAATGGAACGTATGGGCAATAGAATACACCTGCGTCATATGGGTTAGTACCACGGTAACCAACAGTTACGTAGTTAGCACCTGCATATGGGTCGATGTAAACTTTGAAACGACCGTTAAGAACACCTGCGAAAGTGTTACCAGTGTCGTCTACGTTAAGACCAGTGTTTAATGCTGGTGCATAATCTAATACACCTGCCATTGATAATGCAGAAGCAACGTCTGAAGAACAAACGATGAAGTTACCTTTACCACGACGAGTTTCGATAGCAATTTTGTTTGCTTCACGTTCGATTTGGAAAAGTAAACCTTTGAACTTCTCTACAGACCAACGACCGTTCGCATCAACGTCCAAGTTAAATGTACCTGCTGTTGCAGTTTCTGCAGCACCAGTTTTTGCTTGAGAGTTAACAGTACGAACTACTTCACGGTTAATTTCCGCAAGGATTTCGTTAGATAAGATGTTTGCAAGTTCTGCTTCAGCATCAAGACCGTGGATTGCTTTAAGGTCTTGTTGTAATTCTAAAGTGTACTCTGCTTTTAATGCACGAGACTTAGCAGTAACAGTTGCTTTCTCAATTGAGAATCCCATTTGAGCAAAACCGTTTGATGCTTCAACGTCACCTAATGCTTCTGCAGTTGCAGTAGTCATACCAGTACCAGTATCAGTTGCATAATCTGCACCGAACGGGTCGTCTTCTTGTGCTGCTAAAGGACCAGCTGCAGTAGGTTGTGCCGCAGATGAGTAACCAGTCTGTGCTTCATTGAAGAATGCTTCAGTTTTGCTTTGACGACCAACAGTAGGATAATCGTTGTAACGTGCTTTCATTGCAAAGATTAGACCAGTTGGACCATTCATTGGTTGAACACCACAGATGTCGTATGCCATTAAGTTAGGCATTGCACGACGAACTAATGAGATTAAGATAGGGTCCCAGTTAGCAACTGCAGATGCACCTGTTGCATTCATTGGTGCTGCTTCAGAAAGAGTAGCACGTTCTTCACGAATTGCTTTCTCTTGGTTTTCCAAGATAACAGCAGTTACTGCTCTCTTGTAGTTGTCTTCGATTTTTGGCAGTTCTGCATGTTCGAGAATTGGCTGCCACTTTTCTTGTAGGTTTTCTGATAAAAACATTTTATGTTTCTCCTAGTAAAGTATAATTAACCCAGTGGTTGAAGTTTTGAAATAGCAGTCAAGTACTTTTGCATTTCTGGATTCACGTGTTTAGTCGAATCTTGTGATTCTTCATAAAGACCTGTACCCTCTTCTACAACAGTTTCTTCTGCAATTGTTTCGTCAACTGAAACAGAGAAGTATGCTTCTTTGATTTCAGAGACTTTTTCTGCGAAGTCTTCTTCAGTTTTGAAATCTATGCCGTTCGCAAGTGATTCCAACTTCTCGATTTGTGATTCAGACAAGTCTGCACATGCCTCACGAACCACGTCTTTTCTCTTTAGAGAATCTAGTTCTTCAGATAGTTCCATATTCTTAGATACTTCACCATCTAATTTTAATTCCATCTCATCAAGACGGTTTGCTAATTCGTCAACAACGTCATACTTCTCTTCAGGAACGTCTACGTAATGTTCTGTGAACAAATCTTTAAGACCTGAGATGAAGTTTTCAGTCATTTCTGAACGTAACCCTCTTTCGATTGCAAGTTCGTTTTCTTTCGTCCACTCTTCTGCAACAAATGCAAGATATTTATCAACACCAGACGCAAGGTCTTCTTTGATATTCTCGACTGAGATTTCAATTTGTTTCTGTTGTTCTTCTTGTAGTTGTTCTTTAATAGACTCAACTTTAGAATGAACTGCTGCCTTGAATAAAGTACCTGCTTTCTCTGCACTATCTTCAGACAACTCTAATGCTTCAGTGATTGCTTTAAGGTCGTCATCAAGATTGAAAGATTCTTCCATGTCGTCTTCTTCCTCTTCTTCAGACTCTTCGTCATCAGAATCAGATTCTTCGTCATCTTCTTCTTTCATCTTCTTTTTATAACCTTCTTCCATGTCTTCCTCATCAGACTCTTCGTCTTTTGATTCTTCCATGTCGTCTTCAGACTCATCTTCGTCTTTAGACTCTTCCACTTCTTTTTCGTCTTCTTTCTCTTCTTCGTCTTCTTCAGAAACCTTTGCTTCTAAAATAGACTGAACAGACTCTTCATCTAATTCTTTTAAAGACTCGACAATAGAACGTGCAAGTTCAGATTTAGTTAAAGACTCATCAAGTTCTTCACCGTGCAATGCAACGTGAAGTTCCTGTACTGATTCCTTATCCATATCTTTCATTTCGTTGACCAGTTGCTTAATCATTTCCATTTTGGTTACCTTTGCACCTTCTGAAACTTCTACAGCTGCGTCAACAGGATTTGTAGTTTTTTCTAACTCTGACATCTTAATCTCCTGTATGAGTTTACTTATGTATTTATAACTTATAATTTTTCAAGAAATTCTTTCCAAAGACGTAACTTAGTCTCTTCCAGATTTTCCAATTTAGCTTCACGCAAAGTATCCCGCATTTGGTCAACTTCAACTGCTCTTAACACACCATTATCATAGTACCATTCAAGACCTTCGTAAATACCTTCTACGAATGCTTCAGGTGCACTTGGGTCTGCAACAATGTCTGCTGCTGTAGCAAGTTGGAAGTCACCTTTGACATACTGTGCACCACCTTTTGATTCGAGAGTACCCAAACCACGAGATGAAACACCCAACTTAGCACCATCATCAATCAACGCACGAACGATTTGACCGTTTGGTGTTGATGATATTTTTGCACGTCCAATCCAGTTATCACCATCTTCCTTTAAGTCAGTGATAATATGTGAAACTCTATCCAAGTTAATAGTTGGACCTTCAGGGTGACCAAGTTCACCGAATGCACGACCCTTCTCTACAAACTCTTTGATATATCTGTTAACTTCTTTTCTCATTACCTCTTTAGGGTAAACACGACCATTACGGTTTTTGATTTCCGATTGAAGGAAGATGCCTTCAATGAAGTAATCTTTATTACCTTTGTCGTCTTTAGACTCCACTAAAGGTGTAACAGAAATATCGTTAAACTCAGAGATTAATTTCATCGAAGATTTCTCCTACTGTTATTCCTTCGTTAACCATTTGACTGAGAAGTTTTTTCACATCCTTTGTGTCTTTCTCAGCATCTTTTAAACTTTTATAAGTATCACTTACTTCTTGACCATTCAGAAACAAGTGAAACCCCATCTTAGATGAGGTTATTGTAATTTCAACAGTCTCACCACCAACACGTTCAACATTCCGTTTAGAAACAGAATGCCCTTTAGGTGTTTTGAACTTTGCTTCAGAAAGTTCTTTGGTGAATATGTCGAATCTTTTCATTAATCTTTGTTATTGGTTTTGTTTAACCAATCCAATTGCATTTCAACACGTTTCATATCAACAGAATCTGCTGCTGCTTTTTGCATACCCATGTTGATACTATCTCTTGCATCAGACATTTTGTTGTCTGCAATCTGGTCTACAATCTGTCTTGCTATTTCACTACTCATTAGTAATAATCTCCATTTTCATTATCGTCATCAGCATAGATTTCTTTCTCTTTTTCAATCTGTTTATCCATTGTACGGATTTCGTCTTCAGATTGTCTAAGGATGTTCTTTCTAACATACTCAACTGAGTAGTACTTACCAACATATTCATCTACTAGTTGTAATGCATCGAGTCTTTCTCTAAGAATCTCTGCCTCTTTTAACTCAGTGAAGTGATTGTCAGTTGCAAAATCATAACGAATAAAATCTTTAACTTTATCGAATTCATCCCCAGTCATGATACCCTTCAACACTAATTGTGTTTTGAGTAAATCTGAGAATATTCTCGAGAACTTCATTTGAAGACGTTCAGTAAACTTGTTGAACTTAACTTCGTCTCTATTGATTTCAGATGAACGACCCATATTGAAACCGTTATCTGCTTCTAATCTACTTACTGGAACGTTCAACGAACGATACAGTTTCTTACGGAAGTATTCGATATCATCGATATCCGCAAGGTTCTGACCTCCAGGCAGGGTACTAATCTCAGTACCACGACCACCTTCTCTACGAGGTAACCAGAAATCTTCTAACATCGACATATGTTTTCTATCGTCTTTGATTTCACCAGTCGATGCATTATAAACTAATTTGTTTTTGTATCTTGTCATTACCTCATTGAGGTACTGTTCTGCTTTTGCTTTAGGTAAGTTACCAACATCAATATAGAAGATTCTTCGTTCTGGTGCACGTGATATACGATAAATCACCAATGCATCTTCCATCATGGATAACTGGTTTGCAGTCTTTATTGCTTTATGTAGGTATCCTAAAACAGCATTTTTATTATGGTCTAAAACACCAGAGGTTGTATACGCAACTGCTTCAGGTGCAATTCGTAAACCTTCTTCTGCAGTTCCTTTGTCGAAACCACTATCATTGAAGACGTAAAACTCTTCAACTTTCTTAATTATTGTCTGCCCTGTTCTTGGGTCTTTTTCTTTCTCAACGTTTCTAACCTTCTTAATTTTAAGTGGGTCAACGTTTCGAATATCAACTATACCACGTTTAAGGTTGTTCTTGTCGACTACTTTGTGGAAGTAAATACGACCGTCAATATACCATTTACGGAATAGTTCATGGGAATTTTGATTGAATTTCATTAAACCTAATAGGTTGTGGAATTCATCACTTACTTTCTTTTTGATTGGATTGGATAAAGAAGTGTCACCCAAATTGAGTGACACAATTCTATCTGTACTATCAGCAACG